GCTCCGGCTACGGCGAACAAGCCCGCCTCTTCATCCCCCGCATCACCGGCATCGGGCATGAGGTCGCGTTGGCGTGCAACTACGGCTTGCACGACACCACGATCGACTGGGGCGGCCTCACCTGTTTTCCCGCCGACGGCGTCTACGGGAACCGCTCAACGCCCACCTACGCCGCGGATTGGCAAGCCGACCAGATCATCGCCCTCTGCGACGCGTGGGTGCTGAAACCCGGCGAGTGGCCCCACACGCCCCCTCTGGCGGTGTGGGCTCCCGTCGATCATCACCCGTTGCCGCCGATGGTGCTCGACAGCCTCGCCGACGACCGGGTCACCCCGATCGCGATGTCGCGGTTCGGGGAGCGGCTGATGCGCGAAGCCGAGCTCGACCCGCTCTATCTCCCGCATGCTGTCGACACGAGGCTGTTCTGCCCCCGCCCCGAGCTCCGTGACCAGGCACGGGCGGAGCTCGGGGTCCCCGATGAGGCGTTCCTGGTTGCGATGGTCGCCGCGAACGTCGGGAACCCGTCCGCGCCGCGGAAAGCGTTCCCGCAGGCGTTCACCGCCGTCTCACGGTTCGCGGACACCCACGAGGACGTGTGGTTCTACTGCCACTCGCAGGGCAACCCTCGCCCCGGCGGCGGCGGGATCAACCTCCACCGCCTCGCGGGCGCGACCGGTCTCCCGGAAGGGCGGATCAGGATCCCGACCGACGAGACGTGGCATCGCGGGATCCCGCACGCGTTCCTCGCGCATGCCTACCAGGCGTTCGACGTTCTGCTGATGCCGTCGATGGGTGAGGGGTTCGGGATCCCGCTGATCGAGGCGCAAGCGTGCGGTGTCCCGGTGATCGCGTCCGATCACTCCGCGATGAGCGAGCTGATCCACGCCGGCTGGACAGTCGACGCGGACCCGTGGTGGGACGAAGCGCAGGAAGCGTGGTTCTGCAACCCTCGGATCGGCGGGATCGTCGACGCGTTGGAGGCCGCCTACGACGCCCGGGGCGACCAGGATTTGCGCCGCTCCGCGGTCGAGTTCGCGCAAGCCTACGACATCGATTTGGTCTCCGGGCGGTACCTGCTTCCCGTCCTGGAGAGGCTCGCCGGCGGTAAGACCCTGCCACCGGCGAGCCACCCCAACCGCGCGCAACGCCGAGCGAAAGCAAAGGCCGGCCTGTGACGCGCGCGCTCGTCACTTTCGGCGTCACCGGGATGGAAGAGCTGCTCGAGCTCGCCCAACCGGGGTTGCGGGAGTACGCCGACCGGCACGGCTACACCCTCCTCACCGAACCCCCGCTGGCGCTGACACGGCCACCGTCGTGGCACAAGATCACGGTGCTCCTCGAAGCGCTCGACGAGTACGACGAGGCCCTCTGGGTCGACTGCGACGTCATGATCGCCGACTCGACCCTCGACCTCGCCGACGAGATCCCGGCGGAATCGTGGCAGGCGATCACCGCCCACCACACCCCCGAGGGCGAAGTGCCATCCGCCGGGGTCTGGTACCTCCGCCAACCGATGCAACCCGTCCTGGAGGCGATCTGGCGCCTCGACGGCTACCTCCACTTCAAATGGTGGGAACAAGGAGCCCTCCAGGAGCTGCTCGGCTACACACCCCACGAACTGCCGGTCCACCTCGAGCGGGAAACGGAGCTGTATCGCCGCACCCACTGGCTCGGGCTGGAATGGCACACGCTCGGGTTCCCTGGCCGCCCGCTCGATCCGGGGGCAAGGGTCGTGCATTGCGCGCCGGGGAACCCGATCTCGGTTCGCGCGCAACTGATGCGCGACCTCACCCCCGCACTGAAAGGAGCATGAACGATGCCGAAATACCTGTTGACGAACGCGAAAGTGATGGTGAACGGGACCGACCTCAGCCGGTTCGCGTTCTCGCTCGACACACCCGACACCCGGGAGCAGGTCGACGTGTCCGGGTTCAACCCGACCGCGTCCCGGGAGTACCTGCCGGGGCAGCGCGACCAGACGATCACGATCGGGTTCCTGCAAGGGTTCGGCTCGAGCGAACCCCACCGTGTCCTGCAGCCGGTGTACGAGTCCGGGACGTCGTTCGCGATCAGCGTGCAGGCCGACGCGACCGCGTCCGTCGGGCCCGGGAACCCGACCTTCGGCGGCACCGCCAGCCTGTACGACTACAACGGGCTCGCGGGGCAGCTCAACGCCCGTGGTGAGATCACCGCGACGTTCAAGCCGGCCCCCAACAGCGTGTTCGCGTGGGGCACCGCCTAAAGTGCCCCCGGCCGACAACCCGATCGAGATCCTCGGGTACCGCGAACTGATGCGCGCGTTCGCGCAAGCGGACAAGGACTCCCGCAAGTACGTCCGGGCCGCGTTCCGCGAAGTCGGTCAGCCCGTCGCGGCCGAGGCCGAGCAACTCGCCGTCCAGAAGATCCCGCGGATCACCCGGCGAAGCCCGCGAGGACCGAAGTGGGAAAAGATGCGGGTCGGTGTGACCCGCACCCTCGTCTACGTCGCCCCGCGGCAGCGAGGCGTCCGCAGCGGGCCGCGGCGGCGGCCGAATATGGCCGACCTGCTGATGGGCCGCGCGATGGAACCCGCCTTGGAGCACAACGAGGCCAGGCTCGAAGCGAGCGTCGAGCGGGCACTCGACCTCGTCGCCGACCGCTTCAACGCCGGAGGAGCGGCGTGATGGAGCCCGCGTACCTGATCCGCGGCACCCGCTACCCGATCGTCGAGAAGTTCCGGCTCGGTGACCCCGCCCTCGTCTGCCAGGTCACCGGGCTGAAATGGAACGAGTTCTTCGAGCTCCTCGCCAACGCCGACGACGGCGAGCTCGACCCCCGCGTCCAGACCGCGATGATCGCGGTCGCGGTCGCCCGCGTCCACCGCGGCTGGAGCCGCGACAAAGTCGTCGCGTTCTGCGAACAGCTCGAGTTCGAAGATGCCGAGCTCGAAACACCCCAAGAAGACGAGGAGGAGCCGGACCCTACCCCGCCCGCAGCGCAGAACGGCGCCGAATCGAGTTCGAGCACATCACCCAAGCCTGCGAACGGATCGGCGGAACCGCGATCGAGTCAGACCCCGACCGGTTCTGGCAGCCCTGGGTCGGTCACTACTTCCCCGGAATCACTCCCGGTCGCATGAACGAGATCTACCTCGACGTGTACGTCGACATGCACCGCTTCGCCGAAGGCCCCTAGATGGCGCGCGAGCTCGTCGTCAGGCTGATCGGTGACGCCTCCAGCCTGAACAAGACCTACCGCGAAGCCGCGACCAACACCAAGAAGTTCCAGTCCGAGATGACCGGTGTCACAGGGGTCGTCACCCGCGGCGGCGGCGCGCTGCAGGGATACGGGAAACACCTCGCCGCGCTCGCTGGCGGCTACATCGGAATCACGTCGATCAAGGACGCGCTCGAGACGTCCGTCAGCGCAGCCGTCGACGCGCAGAAAGCGCAACGCTCGCTGGCGGCCCAGATGAAAGCGGTCGGGGACTCGTTCGGCGCGAACCGCGCCGAGATCGAGCACGCCAGCCTCTCATTGGAGAAGTACGGGTTCACGGTCGAGGACAGCCAGCACGCCCTGACGGTGCTCGAGCGCGGCACCGGCAACATCACCAAAGCGATCAGCCTCCAAGGCGTCGCCGCGAACCTCGCGAAAGCGAAAAACCTCGACCTCGCCTCCGCAGCGAACGTGCTCGCGAAAGTCTTCGGCGGGCAGGAAACCGCGCTACGCCGCGCCGTCCCCGGACTCGAGAAAACGGCGCACGGGATGGACCTGATCCGCGAAGCCGCCCAGAAACTTCAGGGGCAGGCACGGGCGAACACGACCGAGTTCGACCGGTTCCACGCCACTCTCCACAACACCGAAGTGATCATCGGCACCGCGCTGCTGCCGAAGCTGAACACGATGCTCGGCCGGTTCGACAAGTGGCTCGACAAAGAGAACCGCTCCGGCGACCTCGGCAAGAAAATGAACACAGTCGTGAAGGACACCGCCGCGGCGTTCGACCTCCTCGCCGCCGCGATCAAAGGCGCCAAAGACGCCTACGACACGTTCGAGTCCGGGACGCACAAGGCGCAGCACGCGCTCGGCCCGTTCGGGTTCCTGCTCAAAGGGCTGCCGTCGCTCTCATACAAGTTCGGGGAAAGCCTGTTCAACGTCGCCGACTACCTCGGCCTCGTCGACACGAAAGCGGGGGCGGCGGCCAGCAGCTTCGACAATCTGATGGCGAGCCTCAAACGCGCTGGCGGCGCCGCCAAGAAGGCGCTCTCCGCGATAACCCCGCAAGAGGCCGGCGGGCCCCGGCTCGACATCCCCGGCGGCGCGTACGGCAACCTGAACGCCGCGCTGACCGCGGCGCAGCAGCGAGCGATCGGCTTGGCCGGGGACCCGAACAACCTTCGGCTGCTCCGGCAGCAGGCCCGAGCGGACCAGGCCGCGCTCGACTTCGCGAAGAAGCTCCGCTCGTCTGGACGGATCAGCAACCAGAAATACGTGGAGGAAGTCACCGCGTACGCGTCCGACCTGCAGCAGAGAAACAGCACGATCAGCGGGATCCTGTCCGCGGCCCGGCAGAAGGTCGCCGACGCCGCGAAAGCCGCGGCAGACAAACAGAAGCAGGCCGCCGACGCTGCGAAGGCCAGGCTCGCCCAAGCGCGACAGGACGCGATCGCCTCCGCCCAGCTCGCCGTCGCGCGCGCGCAAGCCACCCCCGGCTACCAAGACGACCTCGCCGCCCAACAGCGGCTCGTGCAGATCCTCCAGAAGCAGCTCGCCGCAGACAAACAGAACGTGGATCTGCAACAGCAGCTGTTCGACGCGGAGCAGGCAGTGCAGGCGACGCTGAAGGCGCGCGCCGACCAGGCGTCTCAGGCGAAGATCGACGCGGGGAACCTCGCGATCCAGCGGGCGCAGCTCACAGACAGCCTCGCCGACGACCTCGCCGCAACACAGAAACAGGTGGGGATCCTGAAGGCGCAACACGCGAGCGAGCAGGACATCGTTCAGGCGCAGCTCGCCGTGAAGAACATTCGCGACCAGATCGCGCAGAACCGGCAGCAGGCCGCGCAGGCCGCGGCTCAGGCCCGCCAGCAGGCCGCCGACCGGGCTCGACAGGCGGCGCAGGCCGCAGCCGAAGCCGCCGCCCGGCGCCGCGACGCCGTCCAGTTCCGCCTCTTAGGGCTCGGCCCGACCGGCGGCGCCCTGATCCCCGGGATCGCGAACCTCCGCACCCGGCTCGGCGGGATCCGTGACGCCGTCAAAGGCACGTTCCTCGACACCACCAAGACCCGGGCCGAGCTCGACCACATCGCGAAGATCCTCTCCGGCGCGTTCGGATCGGTCAGCGAGCAAGTTCGCTCCGCGATCGACCAGATGTACAAAGACATCCGCGACAAGCTGAAGTCGCAGCAGGGCAACCAGACCAAGTTCGCGCACCTCTCGAGCCAGAAGTTCGTCGACTCGCTCGGGCTGAACCTGACACGGGCGCAACGACGGGTGATCGAGGCGCAGTTCTCGACCGTCGGCGCCGGCGGAACCGTCCCCGGCGCACACTCAACCCAGTTCGGGGCCGGGATCACGATCCACGGCGGCGTCCACGTCCACGGCGTCCAGGACGTCGCCGCACTCGAGAACCAGCTCGTGAAACGCGCCAAAGCGAGGGCGCACACCCGCCGGGGCGCCTGATGGCCGACCCGACCGGGAGGTTCCTGATCGCGTTCGACGACCCCACACTCGAACCGACACCGACGTGGACGCGGATCGATAGCTACCCGAACCTCGTCACGAGCTACACGATCGACCGTGGCCGCCAGTACGAGATCGACCGCACCGACACCGGACGTGCGACCGTCACGATCGCCGACGTCGACGGGATCCTCGACCCGACCAACCCGTTCGGCCCGTTCTGGGACAGCGGCACCGACAGCTCGAAGATCCGTCCGCTCCTCCAGGCAACGATCGGGCGGCGAAACCCGGTGACCGGGGCATGGCACACCCGGTACCGCGGCTTCATCGAGGAGCTCGACTACACCGTCGACCCGTCGCAGCAGTACAACCAGCTCACGGTCACGCTGATCGACATCTTCGAGATCCTGTCCGCGGTCGAGATGCTCCCCGGCGAGTTCGGCGACACCCCACCAGCCGGCTCCGAAGGGCAGGTGTTCTTCGACAACGCCCAGATGGGCGACCGGATCACCCAGGTGCTCACGAACGCGGGGATCCCCGACGCGTTCTACGTTGTGTTCAGCGGCAACGTCCACCTGTACGAGGCGACGTACAGCAGCGCCGGCGAGAGCGCGATGACCGCGGTGCAGGAGGCCGCCGACGCGGAGTTCCCCGGCGTCTCGAACGTGTACACCGACAAGCTCGGCCGGCTCGTCGTCCACGGCCGCCTCGCGAAGTTCGACCCCGCAGGGGTGCTCGCCGGGATCAGCGACCCGACGGTGTGGCCGTGGCGGCACTGGCAGGCAGGCGACGGCGCCGCCGTCAACCTCTCACCCTCCGATACCGCGCATGTGCGGCAGTTCGCGTTCAACCGGGGGCTCTCGAAGATCATCAATAGCGCCGTCGCGACCCCGGCAGGGATCGACGACACCGACGTCGCCGGGCAGATCGTCACCGACCCCGACTCGATCGGCCTGTACGGGATCCGTTCCTGGTCGGCGCAGAGCCTGCTCACCAAAGCCGGCGTCGGCGACAGCCTCGGCGCGCTCGCCGAGACCCAGCTGTTCGCGACCTACTATGTGGACAACTACAAGACCCCGAAGAACCGGGTGACCGCGTGCGGGTTCCGGACGATGCACCCCGACCGGACCGGCGCCGCCGCGACCTGGGATCTCCTCTCCAGCATCGATATCGCCGACCAGGTCGACGTCACCGTCGGGTCGCCCGGAGGCGGCGGGTTCATCCTCGAGCCCTACTACGTCGAAGGCGTCCACGAGCAGGTGCAGCCGCTGAACGCCGACTACGACGACGTCACCCTGACACTGGATCTGTCGCCGAAGGCGTACTACGACAACAACCCGTTCCCGGGCTCATGACCCGGACAGCGAAACCGGTCGTTCATCGCCGCGACCACGAGCACGGCGGCGCCGACCCCGTCCGGATCACCTGGGAACAAACCGGCGAAACAGGCGGCGGAACGGGGATCCAGTTCGACGTGATCAACACCGGCGACTGGATCGAGATCGACACCACCAGCGTCAACCCCGACAACAGCGTCGGCCAGCTCTACTACGCCACCGGCCAAATGCAGCTGTTCAGCGACGACGAGATCACCATTGCCGGAAACGAAGTCCTGATCTCCTCATCAGGAGCCGGGATCACGATCGACGCGTCCCACGTCGGCGACAACCTCAACCTCAGGGTCAATCACAGCAACGGCTCCTACCTCATTCTCACCGGCCTCCCGACCAGCGACCCCGGCACACCCGGCGCGATCTGGAACAACAGCGGGGTCCTCTCGATCTCGTGAGCGAGCAGAAGTTCTCGAAGGTCATCTGGGGCGTCGGGCTCACCGTCACCCCCGACACCGACGACCCGTCCGTGATCCAGGTCGACGGGACGGGTGGCCCCGCCGGCGCGACAGGCCCGGCAGGGCCCACAGGGGCAACCGGTGCAACCGGCCCGGCCGGCCCTGGCGTCCCCACGGGCGGCACCACCGGCCAGGTGCTCGAGAAGACCTCGAGCACCGACTACGCCACCGCGTGGGCCACCCCGAGTGGCGGGGCGGTCGCGCACCTCGACGACATCGGCGACGTCGCCGCACCATCACCATCGGATGAGGACGTCGTCTACTGGGACGCCGGCACCAGCAGTTGGAAGTCCCGGCAGGCGGTGCTGCAGAACAAGGCCGTCGCGAAAGGCGACCTGATCGCCGCGCCCTCAGCCGGCAGCTTCTCCCGGCTCGCGGTCGGCACAGACGGCCAGGTCCTCACCGCTGACAGCACCCAGACCACCGGTGTGAAGTGGGCCGCCGCCCCCGGCGGCGGCTACGTCGCGATCGACACGATCTGGGACGCGAAAGGCGACCTCGCCGTCGGGACCGGCGCCGACACCGCCGCCAAGCTCACCGTCGGCTCCAACAACCAGGTCCTCACCGCCGACTCGACACAAACGACCGGCCTGAAATGGGCGACCCCCGCGTCGGGCGGCGGGGGCGCCTGGACGCTCCTCTCGACAACCACGATCGGGATCACCCCCGCCACCTTCGACGTCTCCTCGATCAGCGGCTCCTATAACGACCTACTGCTCGTGATGATCCTCCGTGCCGCCGCGAGTGTCACCTCGGCGATTGTCGAGCTCCGATTCAACAACGACAGCGGCAGCAACTACGGCTACCAGATGCTGAACTCGACCGGGTCGTCGACGAGCTCGACCAACTCGGGCGGCGCGAACACATTTATCAGCCTCGCGAACTGCTGGGGCGGCAGCGCCCCCTCCGGGCAGTTCAGCCATCACGAGGTCACGATCCCCGGTTACGCCGCGACGACGTGGACGAAAACGACGATGCTCCGAAAACACGACTGGTATGACTTCGCAGCCGGGGACATGGGGATCACCATCGGGACCGGCGGCTGGAACAACACCGCGGCGATCAACCGTGTCCAACTTCTGACAGGCACCTCACCGAACACGTTCACCCAAGGCTCCCTCATCCGCATCTACGGGCGCACATGACCGACTGGAACAGCCAGCCACCCAAAGGCGGCCCCATGGTCGATGTTCCATGGCTCGGCTGCTTCTACCCACCCGACGCAGCAGCCCACGGCAAATCCCCGACACCGCCGAGTTCCGCAGTCGAAGGACTGAAACGCACACTCGGACGGCTGGGCGCGTGGCCCTGGGACCCGAACAGTTACGACTGGGAGTACTCGAACGCGTTCGCGCACGGCTCGAGCCGCGGCCCCGGCATCGAAGCCATCCAGGCGTGGGCCAAGATCAATCCCACCGGGTGGATCGGGAAACCAACCTGGAACTTCCTCCGCAGCGTCCGCGTCCCCGAGCAACGAACCAACGGCGGCGAACAAGCGATGGACGCCAAAGCCGCCGACCTGATCCGCAAGGCCGCCGTGCAGCCACCCACCCCCGACGACAACCAGCAGGAGACCGTTCAGCGGGTGATGCAGGACTACTGCCGGCGTGCTCTCAACAACGTCCAGAACTGGCATTACCGCCAGGCCCGGCCGATGCAGTCGCTTGGCCTGAACCCGGACGGTGTCATCTACTCAGACTGCAGCGAGGGCGTCACCGCCGCCTACTACTGGGCCGGCAAGCAAACCGGCTATGACGTGCCCGACCCGAACGGGAACAACTACGACGGCTCAGGGTGGACCGAGACGCTCTGGAACAACAACCCGCAATGCTCTAGCCCTTACCGTGTCGGCGACCTCGCGCTGTACAGCTCGAACGGCGGGCATGTCACCATCAACATCGGCGACGCATGGTGGTCGAACGGCTCCGAAGGTGGCCCCTACCAGGAATCCCTTTACTACCGCTCCGACCTTCGCGGCGTCGTCCGCCCTGCCCTGCTCAGATGAGCCGAGCCGTGAGTGGATCCGACGATGCTTGCGGGGCTCGGTGCGTTCCTCTCAGGGGCCGGTAGCGTGCTCGGCGCGATCTTCGTGATCCGCGGGATGAGGAAACGGATGCGCGCCGACTGCGAGGAGCGGCTCGAGCTGTTCCGGCAAGGGATCAACGTCGGTGCGAAGATCGAGGAGAAGTGAGTTTCGCGCGTAGGAACCTGACCTGGATCGCGCTCGGCGGCGTGCTCGCGCTCGCGGCCACCTCGGGTGCGCTCGCCGCGGTCGCGCTGACGTCGGCGTCGCAGCAGGCGCCGACGAAGACAACGACGATCAACGTTGGTGCTGGAGAGACTGGGCCACCGGGGCCGGCTGGGCCGGCAGGCCCGCCGGGCCCCGCAGGACCGGCGGGCACCGGCGGCCCAGAGAACTGCCCTGCCGGCTCGACGTTCCAGGCGGTCGTTCTGAACTCGCCGTCCGGGCACGTCGAGCTGTGGTCATGCGTCAAGACGTGATCGCGGCGACAGCCTTAGCCGTGTGTCGCTGAAACGCTGACCTCGGGGTCGCTGCCGACCATCACGCCGCACCCGACGACCTCGTGCTTGTGCGCCGAGTACGTGTACAGCGGACTTCGGACCCCTTTCGTCCCGTGCGCCGGCACCGTGATATCGACGAGCGTGTCCATCCCCGAGTCGTTCATTTCACCGTCGTCATAGTGGCGCACCGGGGTCACATCAACGGTCGCCGCCGACGACCCGCTGTTGCGGAGAGTGACGGCAAACTCGACCTGCCCGTCGCCTGTATAGACGTCGTCGATACCAGAGAAGAAGCAGCCGCTATGAGCCTGCACCACGGTTATCTGCGGCGCCGAGCCTTCGGATGTCGAGCTCGCGGCCGCGTCGCTGCTCGAGTCCTTCGAGCCGCTGTTGTGCGAGAGCCCGTACACGGCCACGACGAGCACGCCGATCACGATCAGAACGACCTTCATTTCGAAAATCTCCTTTGCCAGGTTTCCCCGCAGCCCAACGCTGAGGGGTTCGACCACGCAGGGTAGCGTCACGCACCCGTGGGTACGCAACTACCCGAACGGCTAGTTGTGAGGTGGCTACCGTTTCGGCTGGGGCCGGTCCGCGCTGCCAGGTGCGGGCCAGGCCCCCTATTCCTTTGCCTGACGCCTCGCCTTCGCTTCGTTCAGGAGCTCGTACACCCTGGAGCGGCCCAGCCCGGCGGCCTTGCAGATGTCGTCGACGATCTCGCCCGACTCCTGCGCGGCGAGGATCTTGTCGCCGAGTTGCTGGTGGGCGGTCTTGATCGCCGCCGCTGCTTTCGTGACCGCCCGGAGGTGTTTCTGGGCCATCCCGGACATCCTTCAGACCCAAACATAAGCACCGGCGGGACCGTCCGCGAACCCGGACACCGCAAATAGCGGTCTCGGCGAAAACGTATGAATCCTCGGGCCGTTCCCGCTCCTGGCAAAGCATGTTACGAATGTCACGACGTTTGGTGAACAGGTCGAGCTGCGGCAAGGGGCAGGCCAGCTGGACCTCGACGGCCTCGGTCGATATGTCAACCTGATCGACCACAACTTCGTCTGGTGCGAAGTCACCAGGCACTACACCGAACTGCTCGGCTACCGCGCCCGCGAACTAATCGGACGCCCAGCGTGGACCGCGAGCGGCAGACCGGAGCCCGAACGCGCCGCCGCGACCACTCAGCTCGAGACCGTCGGTGAGCTCGCCGGGATCTCGTCGGTCGTCACCCGGACCGGTGAGCGGATCCCGTTCGCGTTCACGACCAGGCGCCTGGACTGCGGCGGCTACTACCTCACCATCGGCGACCCACTCCCAACAGGGGTGGAGAACAGAAGCAGTACGAACGAATTCGGGGGTACCAAATTCGCAAAGACCAGCCACCCTGAATTGACCTCCCCGGGGGCGAGTCGTACTATCGGCGGGATAGTGTTGAGTGCCGCCGACATCAAATGGGACAGCTTCAGCGGACGACTCCGCGAAGCCCGCACCACCCGCGGCCTCACCCGACAAGCGCTCTCTGTACGCGCCGGCTACAGCTCGATCGACACCGTCAAGCGGTACGAGAACGCCCCACCCGCGGCGCCCCAGGACGACGTCGTGTACCGGCTCGCGGACGCGCTCGGCGTCAACCCGTTGTGGTTGATGTTCGGTCGCGGCGACCCTGGCTACCGGTCCGACTGGACGAAATGACCCTCTCGATTCGCCTGGTCGAATGGATGTTCGGCGTCACCGCCATCCTCATCGTCGCCCTCGTCGTGGTCATGTTCGCGCTCGACTCCCGCCCCAGCCAACGCGCCAGAAGGCGGAGATACAAGCAGCGCCGAGAAGCGTGGCAGGCCCGCGAAGCCGCACGGAAGCTGTACGAGCGATGACCGACATCGCCGCGGATCGGGTTATGCTGACCTCCTACGCCAAAAGTCCCGGCGCCTCCGTGGGGGAGGCCCGGGCGCGGCACAGGAGGTCATCGCTCCCATGCGTTCCCAATCTTTACACGCAGCGTTTCACGCTAGCGGAGGCCAGGGCGATCCTGGACGACCCCGTGCGTGACAAGCGCTACCTCGAGACCACGCTCGGCCCCGAGATCGAGGCGCACCTGCGCTGGCTGAGGCTCTCGAACTGCAGCCCGAAAACGCTTAGGGCGCGGCTTCACATCCTCGCCCGGCTCGCGGTCAGCCTTCCCGCCGGTGTCGGGATCGCCGAGATCGCCTACGAACACCTCGAGCTCTACTTCGCTGACGAGGTGCCGGAAGGCTCCTGGCGAACACACCGCTCCCACATCAATCAGTTCCTCCAGTGGGGAATCGACACCGAGCCTCCCAAGCGGGCAGCGAAGAACCCGATGCGCAGGCTGCCGAAGCTGCGCCCCACTGGCAAGCGCGTCTACAACGTGTTCAACGACCGCGAGCGCGAGCTGATCCTCGACGCGAGCCGTTACATGGACGATCCGCCGCGCGAGCTCGTCCGCGCGCACCTGCTCCTCGACGCGGGGATCCGGAAGGCGGAGGCGCAACTGCTGCGCAACAGCGACGTCGACCCGGGCCGCCGGCAGATCACCGTGACCGGGAAAGGCGACAAGCAACGGGTGATCCCGATCCACGGCAACTTCTGGCTCGCCTGGGAACGGCACCTGCTCGAGCCCTACCCGAAACTCGGCCGCCTCCCGGAGCCCGACGACTACGTCTGGTTCCCTGCCAGGGTCGCCGGCGCCTACAAAGGGCGCGCCCGGCAGATCACCGCGGAGTACCCGGAACGGCCGATGCTCGAGCGCGGCTTCCACGACTGGTGGCGCCGGCTGATGAGCCACATCAGCGTCGAGTACCGCAGGCCGCACATGACCCGGCACACGTTCGGCACCGACGCCGTCGACGCGAGCGAAGGCGACATCTACGGGGTGCAGCAGCTGATGGGTCACGAGTCGATCCGCACCACCGAGCTGTACCTCCACTCGTCGACGAAGCGGAAGGAGTCGGTCGCCGCGAAGCTGGCCCGGGCACGCCGGATCGTTGACGAGTTCGGAAACGGCCCCGAGAGCGATGGTTAAAAGACTCCGATAGGCGCGATGAGGAATCCCCGCAAATACCGTATTTTTAGGCGCCTAGCGGAGTCGAACCGCTGTTTCAGGCATAAGGCCCGAAAGACACAAAACCCTGCAAACACGGGGTTTTCCGGGTGAGCGACTGGCTCATCAGGCAGGTGTGCAAGTTGGCGGCCGAGCTCACCGACGAACTTCCCGCTGACACCGACGGCAGTTTCATCGATGTCGAGCTACGTGTCGTCATCGAAGAGCCGAGTCTCGGCCGCAATGCGCCATCGGAGATCACCGAGCACGTTCGACGCGTCCGGTCGAGCTTCGGCGAATGGGCTGGCACCGATCGGATCACCACGGAGCACTTCGGGTGAAACCGCGGATCCGGGACTACGAACGCCTCGGGATCTGCCCCCTCCGCGAGTTGATCCGCCGAGCCTGTCCGGGCGCGATGGAAGCTACCGGCCCGTGCATGAGCGTAGGCGACATCGATCTCGTTCTGAGACACCGCGCCGACCGGTTCGACTGGTTCGGCCGGCTCCGCCTGATCGAAGTCCAACTCGGCGAGCAGCTGACCCCGCTGAAAGCGATCAGCTACGGGATCGCCGATTACGCATTCCGTAACTCGCCGATCGCGATGCTCTATGACGGCGTCTACCTCGTCAACGGGTACGCCGACATCCCCCGGCCAGACGTTCACGACGACGCCGCGATCCGCGGCTGGGTCATCGCCACGTTCGAACAGGGCGCGAACATCAACGGCGAACACGTCGAGTTCCCCGACCTCGCGAAGTGGTGTCGCGGCGAGATCTCCCGGTCACCCCTGACCTTCAAGAAGGAATGGGGGAACATCGAAAGGGCGGTGGCCCGTGCAGCGTGAGCTGCTGCCAGAGAAGGTCGAGTCCCGCAGCGAGCAGATCGCGGTGCGCGAGCAGGTAAATGCGCTCATTCAGTGGGCTGCCGAGACCGATGATGCCGAGTCTCTGAACGAGAACATGCGGCGCGACGAGGCTCTACAGAAGCTTGTCGACGACGTCGAGACGATCCAGGCGCTGATGAGAGGCCTGCGCTGGCTTGAGGTACACGCGGGCCGGGTGCTTGGCATGGACGTCACCCAAGGCGAACGAACGGATCTGACTTTGGCACGCGTGCCAAAGTCGTGGAGTGTCGACGACCAGAAGAGGTATCGGCAACTCGCACGCTGGACGATTGGGAGGCACGAGACCCCGGAGATCGTCGAGCTCGTCGATAAGGGCGCTGCCCGGAATCAGATCCTGCGTCGGATCGCCGAACTGACACCCCGCGGCAAGGGAGACGATCGCTGGCAGGGGCTCGACGGCCAGTGGATGGTCGCGCACGCCGACTTCAGGCAGTTCTGTCAGGACATCCCGGCCGAGTCGGTGGACCTGATCGTGACCGATCCGCCGTACCCAACAGAGCACCTGCACCTATTCGGTGATCTCGCCGAGCAGGCAGCCCGGTTGCTTGACCCGCGCGGAATCGCATTCGTGCTCTCCGGGAAGCTGCACCTGCCGGATGTGCTCGAACATCTCGGCAGGCACCTGAACTACGGCTGGATGTTCCTACTTGACCTTCCCGGTGCGAACAGCCGGATCATGGGTCGCCACATCATCCAGACTTGGAAGCCGATCCTGGCCTACACGACCGGCACATGGCCGGCGGGGCAGTGGGGCCACGACCGCGTCACAAGCCCAGCTCCGGACCAGTCCTTGCACGCGTGGGCGCAGAACGCCGAGCCGATGCGCGAGCTGATCCGACGCTACACCCGGCCGAACGCCATTGTCCTCGACCCGTTCTGCGGATCCGGCGCCTACGGCCGCGCTGCGCTACTCGAGGGCCGCCGGTTCATCGGTGTCGATATTCACGCCGACGCGGTCGCAACAGCACAGAACCGACTGGCGGCCGTCGCGTGACCGGCCTAGCGGATTCGAACCAGCGTTCGAGGCAGCAAGCGTGAGGGGGTACCGCCCGCTGGAGTTCGCCGTGCTTGAGGAACCGATCGATGAGCGTCTGCGCTGGCTCAATGCGCTTGACCGGGCGGCGCGGTACTACCGCGAAGCCCTGCTGCATGTCATCGAGGAGTGCGGCAACGATCTGCCGCGCATCGACCACATCGCTGAGATCGCGGGTAGAGGGTTGCGGGCAGCCGACCATGAGATGGATGCGGCGTGACCGGCCTTGCGGATGGTAATCCCAGTAAACGGCTCCGTGAGATCGCCTGTCCGCCCGCGGCCGTGCTTTCAGCGCTCATTGACGTGGCCCGACGCCGCGCATCGTCTCCAGAAGACTGGGTCGTTTACCGCGGACGTCGATCTTCATTTCGCGCTCCAGAAACTGCGGAAAGCGGCGGCGTGACCCTTCCGGATTCGAACCCCGATTCGAGGCGTGACACCGTCACGCCGACCCGCAAGAACGGCCCGGGTGATTGAGAGTTGGCCGCCCGCTCATCTGCCTCAGCGTGGCGTGCACGCTCGCCACACTCGACGGGACCCGAGGCCTCGCCCACGGTTGGCCCGACCCGCCCGCCTGGTGGACAGCCGCGGCGATGTGCGTACACCGGCACGAATCCCCCGACTGGCACCAGCACGGCTACTACAGCGGCGGATTCCAGTTCCTGGATTCGACGTGGCGCGCGGTCGGCGGCCGCGGCCGCGCCGGCGACCATACCCGGGCGGAGCAGACCTACCGCGCCTGGCTGCTCTACTGCGAGGTCGGGTGGGCGGCGTGGCCGAACACCTCGAGGCTGTGCGGGCTCCGCTGAACGATGACCCGGCCGGAGCTCGTCACGCGGATCGTCGAGCTTGAGCTCGAGCTCAGACGCTGCAAAGAACGCGTCCGGCAACTACGCCGCGGCCGCGACCTCTGGCGCCACCGCTGCCTCCACCAACGAGAAAAGGAACACAAATGACAGGAACAGAACTAGCCGTCCCCCCGAGACCAGCCGAACAGCTCGAGCTCGACCGGTTCGCGCGGCTCGGGATGTGGCTCGCCGCGCTCGAATCGGGACAGCAAGACGCAAACAGCAAAGGCGCCGCCGCCGCGCTCAGGTTCTACTACGCCGAACAGCTCGAGCTCCCAGCCACCGCTGTCGCCGAGCTGACCGTGATTAACGGCAGGTTGTTCATCGGCGCGCAGCTGCTGCGCGCGCTCGCGAACCGCGCCGGCTACCGCGTCACCAGAACCGATTCATCCGATGAATCGTGCACCGCGGCGCTCGTCAGCATCGACACCGGCGAGCAGCTCGGAACAACGACGTTCACGATGGACGACGCGAAACGCGCCGGGCTGATCCGCGACCGCTCACCCTGGAAAACCCATCCCGCCCGGATGCTGTGGGCACGCGCGTCCACGCTCGTGATCCGCGACTTCGCGCCGGCTGTCAGCCTCGGGATGTTCTCCGCCGACGAGATCCCCGAGATCACCGGGCAGCCCGCGATCCCACTGGACGACGACCCCGACATCCCGTTCGGCGACAGCTACGTCGAACCCAAAACGGTCGAGGCCGAGATCGTCGAGCAACTCGACCGGCTCACCGACGAACGCGGCGACCCCGGCCACGAAGATGACGACTGACGAGCTCACTTCGCTTGAGCTCGCGATCGCCGAGCAACCCCACCTCGTCGTCCCCTTGTCCGGCGAGCTCGTCGACCTCCGCGACCCCAACAGCGTCGCCGGCGCGCTCGACCAGGTACGCGAAATGAAAAACCAGCTCGACGGCACCCGCGCCGTCCTCGAACAGGTGCTCCGCCTCGAAGCCGTCCGGCAAGGAACAAAAACGCTGCACCTCGAGAAATGCACCGCGATCATCTCCGGCGGTGAGACCGTCGAGTACGACGGCGAACAACTCATCCGCCTCCTGGAGCAGGCCGGGATGCCCCAAGAGCGGATCAACGAGATCGTCGAAACGGTCGTCACCTACAAAGTGAACGCGTTGAAGGCGAAACACGCCGCCGGCGCGAACCCCGACTACGCCCACGCCGTCCAGCAAACCCGGACCGTGAAACCAACGTACTGGCGTGTCTCGATCCGGCAATGACCAGTGGCGGCCCATACAACCCCGAGACGCATCGGCGTTGGTACGAGACACTGGGGGTGATCTAGGCCATGACGGCCTGGAAAAGATTTGGAACGCCGGATCTGCGTCGCACTCGGCGGCCGCCGCGCCGGCCCGATCGGTGCCGCTGTCTCCGACTGCGTCAACGTCCCGTTCTCGGTCGAGATCAAACGCAGCTCGAGACCCGGGCCGCCTGTGCTGTCCGCGTGGATCATCCAGGCGAAAAGCCAGGCCCGCCGTGAAGGCAAACCCTGGCTGTTGGTGGTCGCGGGGCACAATGACCGCCGCCCGGTCGTCGCCTTGGACTTCTGGGCGTTCGCGGAGCTCGCCCAGAGGGCGGGGGTGATCCCGACACCGCTCCCAGTCGATGAGACGGCGTAGCTGACCGGTATGGCGGGTACCGTCAGATGAGCATGGCGGCACTGAAATGGGCGCGCGACCAGCGCGGCCTCGGCGGCCCAGCCGCCGCCGTGCTCCGCGACCTCGCCGACCGCGCCAACGACAAAGCCGCGTGCTGGCCCTCCGTCGCGACGATCGCGAAAGCGACCGGCTACTCGGTACGCACAGTCCAGTACGCGCTCCGCCGGCTCGAGGCCGAGAACCTGATCCGGACGCGTTACACCGGCCGCGGAAACCTGTATCTGCTCGC